ATACAGCAACTTGATAATGTTGCACATCTGTAACTACAGTCTTGAAACTTCTTACGACATGATGACTAGTTATATAGTCACTACACCTGGGAGCCCAGTGATCAACCCTTTCCACAGGATAACTATCAGACCTAGTCCAGATGAACTTACATTCTATGCCATTCCTATTGTCAATTGGGTCACCAAATTCGTGCGCTCTGGGCCTTATAGATTGCAGCTTGAAAGTCACCTGATTGTCTTGAGCCCTGGGTAATACTGGTGGTGTTGCTATACTAACGTTGTTAGCTGCAAAAGATCTATGCTCACTGTTAGAAGAAGTGCTTAAATAATGAACATCAAACCCTTGCCACCTGTTAACTACTCCTAGAGCCCATAAATCGAAGAACTCGTAAGAGAGATCGAACCTCAGATTGTTCCTAGCCCGCTCAGGTCCACATAATAAAAAGCTTGATGCATAAGGTGTATTACTCAGTAAGCTCCCAGACCTACCGACCACTAGAGCAGCGCATCCAGGGATCACTATGTTGTTGAAGATTAGGCTGTTATTCCGTTCCTCATACCCGTAATCAGCCATATGATCAATATTAATCCGGCCGAACCTGACACGGTTTTTATGATTTACTGAGATACCAGTGGTCAAATAAGTGCCGGTTTGTGAGTATATAGGCACTGTGACTTTTTCTCCTAGTACAGCTGAAACTATAACAGGTTCACGATTGAATGTTTCAATAGCTGTGTCATCTGGGTAAGCTAATGACCTCAGAAGCTCTAGAGAATTTTTCTTATTTACTTTAAATAAATATTCGCCCCAATACCAAGCCGTGTTTCGTAGCAACGAGGTACATAAAGAAGATTCACTGTACGCTTCAGCCTTTTGATAAGCTGTTAACGCGTCAGCACTAAGGCAAACAGCCTCACCTTCCATAAGAAAAGGGAACACTGCTCTTTTCAAACCCACCTTCGGTAGACTGAGCGTTCGGTGTAACCCAGTCCACCAATGTGCCTCAACCGTCTCTGTTGCTGGGTGTGCGAGCCAGTTAACAAGATAGTTTTGCGCACATAGTAAGTCTTCATAGTATCTATGATTCATAACTAACTTATTGATTAAGGTTTTAACCATAGTACTGGAATAAGTTAGGCCTGCTTGTGCGTCAATAGGGTTCACGTGATATGCGTATACTTCTTGCTCACCAATTTCCAAGTCTAAATCTTGGTCAATGAGAAATGGGCTAGTCCTTTTATTTCCAGACAATATCTTATTTAATATTTTTATTTCATCTCTTGTCATACCGGAGCAATTGAGATAACCTTTCCTATTTGCAACTGAGTCGACAGCAGCGTCATTCAGAGGTATTTGATAGTCACCTGCAACTAAAACACGTAAATCAAGTGAACTAGTCTGTATCATTATAGGATCTCTTAGGAACCGGTTACTCTTAAATCCAAAGTGACTACCAAACTGTAAACCACTTTGAGAATGGCCGTCATCATAAGTATACATTTCCCATATTTGTACTGGCATTACCAACACGTAATCTGACTCATTAAACTGGCGTCCTTGAGCAGTAAGGGCTGCCATTGCTCTCTGACTGTCGGATACCCACTGTGAAAGTCTACCTGCTAATTCAAGCAGATATTCTGACACCTCAGGACATCCCATTTGCTTTGTGGTATCAACTAAGTACTTGCGCAATTCGATCATAGTCTCATAGGCGTCATTACGCTTGATACCATTAGCCACTGCATATCCTATAACTATATCGTAGGTTGTGTAAGTGTTCTTTTCATAGAATAAGGCTTTATAGTAGGTAATCAAAGCAGAGACCAAGACTGACGTGGCATTATCATAAAACCCGCTAGCCATAATCGCATTAAAGTACCTACCAATCCTAGCTTCTTTAATTTCAGTGGCTACGTTGAGCTCTTTCAAGCGCCGTTCTATCATAGATGGGCTGGGTACCCCTTCCGTAGTCAAATAGGCTCTGTTCATACCAAAAACTGATGCCTGAACAGTAGCAGTCCTAAAGATCTGTTTGCTACCATATATTGTGCCGATTGAACTACAAGTCGTAGGCCGGCGCATCCTAGGTGTAAAACCTAACCCTAATTGGGCTACTTGTGGTAGGGCCACTTCATTTGGGACTAAAGGTGTGGGCATTTCACCTTGAGCCGGTCTCTCTCCGGCACTATTCCCTGACAGGTTGTTAGCTACTAACTTCCTGTCTTTTATAGTGTGGTATCCGTTAATACCTACAGTAACAGCTGAAGTTAATCCTAACCTCAACTCCGTTTTAAGAAGGAATTGTCCTTTGGTGAATTCTGTGAATTTTGCGTTTTGCATGGTGGTCTGGTTGAAAAGATTCAAAGTGGTCTAACAATTGGGGTTTATATA